ATCAAGTGTAAACCAAAGGAAGCCCCGTGCAGTCGTTCGACATTCCGCGTTAGCTTAGTACGTAAATATTTACATGGTTACCCAAAACGTTTTGGGGCTATTACAACACATGACCCAATGGTTGGCAACCACCCCACAGTTTAACGTCGTGTGGCGACGGCTCCCGGAGCTGTTACAAGGGTAGTGAGACATGCTCCGGCACGTTTAAATTAAAGTGCCCGGACACGGAGTGGTTGTTGTAAAACTTCTCAGCACAAACCTGTTCATCAGGCGTGATGCCAAATGCCCAGTAGTAGCTGGCACGCGTTTTGGGTGAGATCATCGAATAACGACGCTCACAACCAGACGCTAGCTTCCTAACACCCCAACCCCATGCAGTGTCAATCTGTCTCGGTTTGACACCAGCCGACGATCTAATGTACATATCGTAAAAAGATTGCCATACAGGAATACCTCCTGTTAACGAAATTCCGCCTTCACCAACAGCACGCATCCATGCCCTAACCTCCTTAGAAGTAGTGAGCACGTGCATGCTTATGGAATCCTTAGCAATAGCAACTCGAGGATCACGAACCATAAGGTAATCGTTGGGTCCTGGACCAATAAAAACTGGCTGAGTTTGGCAGAACGTAATCCTCTCAAACACATCGACAACGGGCTCAACCTCAACAGTAAAGCCCATTTCGAGAAAATAAGAGGGTAGGCGATTGACGAGTTTATCCACATCAGATCTCTCCAATATGATAACACAATCGTCACCATTGTTGCTCAAACTAGCTTTCAAACCAAGTTCGGAAAACAACGCATAGAACATAGCGCACACAACTAAGCAAGTGCCTAGTGATGTGTTCATGTCACCACTCATACGTCCGCCAACAACAGTGTATGCGACCTCGCCATCGATGGCTCGTCCAAAACACTTGTTGACTATTTGCATGGCCAAGATGTATTTCAACCTGCGCCTATGCTCGCGGCGAGGGAAACACTGTATATACATACTGTGCTCCCAACGCAACATTGCCTCAGAGAAATGCTGGTCACACCGACTAAAATCAGTGCTCACAGCAACAGGGTCGGAAAACGAATTCCATTTCTTGCGAAATGAAGATGCCATTTGATAGGCATTCATACCCTTCATAACAGTATCCGGCCCCATGAGCTTGCCAATACTATTGAATAGTTTCCCCTCGATTGGTCGGATATACCGGCCTATCTCCACGTTATACCTTGGCTTCCTAGGTGAGATAACTCGGGGAACAGGTACCTTTTCAGGCCTGAACCGGGTCTTCTCATACTTGAGAAAGGTAGCAACGTACGAATCTTTGACTGAAAATGGGGTCTCAGCAAGGCTCTTAACAGCATTCAAATATATAGTTTGCTTGCGGCCACGGAACGACAGAGCGAAATCTTGTCTACTCAACGGGACGGTCGAGGGCAAATAACATTGAATATTGTCAGTAAAATCCTTGAGTCGATCAAAGACAAAACGTACACTACGTGGTTTTGGAGGCTCTTGGAAGGTGCCGTTCAATTTAACGTAATAAACACGCTCTTTAACGGCCCTTTCCAGAGCAACGAGGTCATCATTGTAAGCAGAGAAGGTAACAGGGGGGGAAACACCCTGCATGACCGTATACCTTCTCTGCTTTCGGGTTCCCGGAAGTTTACGCACTACCAAACTGGGGTGATCCGGGGCTGTGCTTACGGCACAGTCCACCCCTAGTGCGATCTTCGGGCACCCCTAGCCACTAAGTGGCTCGGGGCGGCGGGCAAAATAATACCCCCAATCCCAGAACTGAATTTCAGAATCGCGAAGGCGTGTCTGAACGGCCCGTGATTGTGTCACGGCACGGGCTCGGAGCTCATGGATGGATGGTGTAAAAGCCACCTCCAAAGCATAAGGCATGATGTGAGGAATATCCGCTTTCCTCATGTCGACAAGAAGGACCAATGAGTCGTAGATCCACTTACGAGCAATTATCTCGTTGGCCTCACTACGAACACGAAAACCAAACTTGGCACGGCATTCGACACCAATTGAACAAGCCAACTGATGACGACGCACACGACAGGACCGAACGTCCTTGTTCATTGATGCGATTTCTTCACTTGAAAACTGGTGCGAGTCGATAGTATCAATACCGACTTCTCCAGTAACACGTATACTATTCGTGACCAAACCTCGAACGATGAAAACGAGGTGACAGTAACACCGATAGCTAGTGTAGAGAATAACAAGAAGCAACAAGCTGTAGTCAGCAAATGTTGTCAACGTGTCAAGATTACTAGCCACATAAGTGGGCATAGTAAACAGGATCTCTGCGATAAAAGTGATGGCACCCGCACTCATTTACAATATGAGCAGTATACCACGTAAACACGACT